CATGCCGTTGTCGTAGCTGGTGAAGATCCGGCGTACCAGTGATGCACCTGCCGGGTCGATCTCCATCTGCTTGTCTGCTCCGATGCGGTAGCCCAGAGCCACGTTGCCGCCGGTAGTCTTGCCCTTGATGGCGTTCTCACGCATTCCACGCTTGATCTTCTGGGACAGTTCCGCACTGTAGTACTCGTTCATTGCCTCCAGCAGACCTTCCAGAATGATGCCCTCCGGACTGTCTGTGATATGCTCTTTGGCAGAGAGAACCCGCACGCCGTTGGCTTTCAGCTTGCTTTTGTACATGGCACTGTCATAGCGGTTTCTGGCGAATCGGTCAAGCTTGTACACGATGACCGCCTGAAAGGTCTTGTACCTGCTGTCGGCGACCATCCGCTGAAATTCCGGACGGTTGGCAGTTGTGCCGCTGATCGCACGGTCAATGTACTCTCCGATGATGTGGATGCCCTCAGACGCTGCAAACGCCTTGCATTCCCGAAGCTGTCCCTCAATGGACTGCTCGGTCTGCCGGTCGCAGCTGTAACGGGCGTAGATCACTGCATTCATGTGTAAATCTCCTCCTAAGACTTGATTTTTCAGAGGAAATATGCTATAATAGACCTTGTTTGGGGGACTATTATCGCAATAGTTTTTCCTCTTGCCGCTTCACGGTTGCCGCCGTGGGGCGGTTTTTTATATTTGATGTTGCCCTGCCAATTTCGGTAGGGCATTTTTTGTGTAGTTACGATTGCATTATGGGTTGCATCTTTCGCACGGATCATACCCTTGTGCAATCAGATCATCTCGTGTTCCGGTATATTCGCTGCGGTTTGCGTCGGAAATTCTTTTCGCACTGGAGCAGCTGGGATAGTGAAATTTTCCAGTGTTGGTATTGATGACATAAGTGCGTGTATTTTCCGCCGGCTGTTCTGCCGGAGCTTCTTCCTGTACCGGAGCAGGCGGGTCTGTTGGTGCTTCGGTAGCTGCTTCGGTGGGCGGCTCTGTCGCAGCCGTTGTGGTTTCTGCTGCTGTTGTGGTGGCTTCTGTCGTGGTCGTTGCTGTGGTAGTTGCTTTCGTCGTTGTGGTGGTCGTTTCTGCGGCAGTCGTGGTAGTGACCGCAGTTGTGGTAGTCGTGTCAGTGCTGTCCGGCTTTTGGCTGCTGGTGTGGCTGCCGGCAGTGGTGAACGCCAGCAGTCCGCAGACCAGGAAAATGCCTGCCGTGATCGCTGTGGCACGTTTGCGGTATTTCGGATCCAGTTCGCTGTCCAGCTTTTCAAAGAGCCGGTTCACCGGAATGAAAACGAATGCGGCAACGACAAAGCAGAGAAAGCCGCTGAAAGTGTGGGCGAAGATCGCAATCACGGCAAGTACTGCCGAAACAGCGAAAGCAATCCAGCGAAACGTCTTATTCTCCATCATTGCTTCTACCTCCGCAGTAAGGGCATACGCCGCTGTTGGGCAGCTGTGCTCCGCAGTAAGCACACACCCGTCCGGACGGTGCATCTGCGGCAGACAGAGCAGGATGTTTCTTGTACACCCAGAACCAGAGTGCCGCCGACAGGATCAGGGCGACACCAAACCAACCGGTAAAGGTCAGAAAGACAACGCCGGCGACTACGGCAGTCCAAAGGATTTTGGTGCGTTTCTGGTATCTGGGGTGTGCCCAGATCAGGATTAGTCCCAATGGGGGAAAGAAGATCGTGAGCAGAGCAATGACACCGTCTTGACGATACCACGGCTCTTTTCCTGAGGAATGATAATTTGGCATGATCGGTCAGGTCCTTTCTTTATGGAATTTGGTTATGCCGTCTTAATCATACCACAGTTTCATAGATTTCTCAATGATTCGACAAAGACTGTAATCGAATTGTTACCAGTTTGTCGAATCCTGTCGAATGGGAGTATAGAAAACCGCTCTGTGGCTTGTCCGTCACAGGGCGTTTTTCTATATTTCCGGAAACATAGAATTTGGTTAGTCGTCAATCACATCGGCTGTCCCCAGCACACGACCGATGCAGCGGTTTTCTGTCCCTTGCAGGGGAATGGGGTCATAGCTGCTGTTGTGGGAGATCAGGCAGCCGTTGCCCAGTTCCTTGATATAGCCGCAGCCGTCCACCCAGAACACGCCGATCTCACCGACTTCCACGCAGGGAGTCTGCTGTACGCAGACGGTTTCACCGTCGTGGAACGTGGTTTCCATACTGTCGCCCTCGATCTCCAGCAGGAAGTCTGCCTTGCGGCTGTCGTCCGTATCCTTAACGGTGACGGTTTCCCATGCGTCAGAATCGTTCAGATCGTAGCCGGTTCCGGCGGACACCTTGTGCAGACTGCGTTTCATGACAAGCAGCTTCTGCGGAGCAGTGCCGTTCTTTCGCTGCAATGCCTTTGCAGTGGCGTCATTGATGAACCGCACCACTGCCTGCCGTGCCTCGTGGGGCAGCTCCATGTACTTGCGGAGCAGTTCCTCTTCCAGTGCGGAAAAAGACTTCTCCGTGAACAGTCGCTCCAACGCATCTGTCGGCGGCTGGGCGGTCGGTCTGCCGAGGAGGTAGTCCGTGGTGACGCCGAAAGCATTTGCAATGGTAACTATTTTGTCGCCGTTAGGTTCACGCTTTCCTTGCTCGTAATTCTTATATGTACCATCACTTACCCCGATTTTTTGGGCAGCTTGTGTTTGAGTAAGTCCGGCGTTTTCTCTGGCTCTTTTTAGATTTTCAATGTTCAATTTGTTCACCTCCTTCTGTTTCTATTGTACTACATTCTGACCTACTTGTCAATACAAAAATGATTTATAATCGGTCGTTTTGTTTTTTTGCACAAAAAATAGTCGGTCAGTTTGTATACTTTTTTCTCGGTTTTTATCTTGACAAGTAGGTCACCTCGTAGTATAATAATACTTGCAAGGCGGTCATCTCGACCGACTTCACAAGAAATCTTGTATCTCCCCTTAGGGAAAAATGATACCGAGGAGGTGTAAAGCGGTGAAAACCGATGAAAAAAGCACTCTGTATCTGTGTGATCCACAGAAAAATACAGAGTGCCAAAAAGGAATTTGTCAGATACCGAATGGCTGCTTTCTTACCACAAAGAAAGAATTTGCAGCGACCGATGAGAATGAAAATCCTATAATTGCGACTGAATCACCTCAAAAGCAACCTTCCCGGCAATAGATGCCAACGAACGAAGTGATGAACAGCCTAATTCTTTTGCAATCGATTTTGTTTTATTCCAGATGTTGTTGTTTCTGACATTATCAAGGAATTGATGCCCATCGTAAGTTAAGCTGGAATAGGTGCACGCATAAATGCCTCCATCTGCATTCATGATGCTTGCATTTATCAAATCGCCTTCTTTCGCTTTCAAAGTGATGTATGCAATCATGTTTTTTGGAAATTTCGGCAATGCCTCTGCCATAGCGTCCAGTGTCATGTATTGATAGTGCAGATCATTATCAAGATTTTCAAAATCCTCTAGCTTTAACAGCAATGAGCGTAAGCAGTCATAGTCTAACTTCATATTATTCACCCCCTTCCCGTGTTCCCATTATACCACATCGGAGCAAGGAATACAATGCACCGTCCTGAGCATGACGCAAAACCGCTTACCAACATCTTCAATCTTCAATCGCCATTGTGGCGAATACCTCCTTTCTTATCCATGCGGCAGTACTGGCAATGCTGCCGCAGACGGAGCGATGAGTATCAGCCGGGTGCAACTCCCGGACGCTCCACAATTCCGCAAAGCGAGGTGAATCATATGAACAATACCGTGACGAAACAGGTGGACAGGACGGACAGAGAGCAGTATCTGGAAGCCTGCCGGAGCTATGCGGCGGCAACGTCGCCCATGGACGGTCTGGCACTGGCACAGCTGGCGATCGCTGCGATCTTCGCCGGAATGCAGATCGGCGAGCAGAACGCGGCACGCACACAGAAAGGAGCATAACATGGCAAAAACCAACCTGAAAGAGATGCCGGTGGAAGTTCGTTCTTCCGGCAAAGAACCGCAGAACGACTTCTTCGCAGCGTTTCTGGAGTATGTGAAGCAGCATGCCGATGAAGCGATCGCTGCGGTAGAGGCACAGAAAAATGCTGCAAAGTAAATCAAGAACGTGAAAGGAAGTATCATCATGGAAGAAAAGAAGAAACGCATTGAGATCCACATCGAGATGGGCGAGAACGAGCAGATCGCCCCGAGTTCAAAGATAAGCAACGCCAACGCCGCCGAAGTTACGAATTGCTATCTTGCTGGTGCGGTCATTGCCAATATCATTGCAGATAGCAGCAACGGTGTGTACGATCAGGCGTTGGATGAGATATTCAGAAGGGTTACCGTTGTTCTTGCACACTTCGATGAAATCATGGAAAAAGAGGAGGAAACTTAAATGCTGCAATCCGAATTTGACCGCCTGACCAGCCGCCCGTACACAGAGGCGGAGTTCAGCGAGATCCACTACATCTACTGCTACCACCCGGCAGTCCGGAGCAAGCAGGACATGTGGCCCACCGCCAGACGTGTGGAAGAAGCAGAGCACAAGCGGAACGCCGCCAGAACGGCATACGAGCACGCCAGAGATGCGTATGACGAGCTGCTGCGGGAGCTGACGAAGTAACACGAGGAGGACTGACACATGACCATCAAACACAAGCACATCAACACCAACGGCGACACAGAGTACACCGTGGAGCATCGCCCGTCGCTGCAGTGCTGCGAGGCGTATAAGAACGAGCACGGCGATCTGGAGCTGACAATGCACTGGCAGGACGTGCTGTTCCTGCCGATCGGAGGCAGTCATGGCAAGACCAACCACTGAGAAGATCTGCATCACGTGCGGCAAGCCGTTTCTGCCCAGCGGCGGACGGCAAAAGCGGTGTCCGGACTGCAAAGGCGACAAGCCCAGAGCAGGACGGAACATGCTGACCGCAGCTGCACAGGCAGCCGCAGAACTGGGGATTTCCTACGGGAAGTATGTCGCAATGAGCGAAGAAGAACGTAACAGAGCCAGGGAGGAAAAGACAATGGCAGAACAGGAAAAGCAGACCGCAGAAGTGACCGCAGAGCCAGAGCAGGACACACTACAGGAGTACATCCGCTATCTGAATCAGCAAGAAGTGGAACTGCAAACTCGTCTGGAGCATATCCGCATCGCACTGGAAGAGGCTGCGGCGTATGACGGCGTGCGGCACAGCGGCTGGCGGCAGCACAAAGAAAACCCCCGCACCGGCGGCAACCGATAACGGGGGCATGGGTAAATAAAACCACAACTATCATATCACACTTAGGAGGAAATGTCAAATGGAAACGAAACTGAAAGACAGCGAGATCGTTGCTGAACTGATCGAGAGCGTCCGGCACGACATGGAGATGCCGAAAGAAATCTGGAATCGGGGAATGGGACTGCTGCAGAAGTTCCAGCAGCTTGAACGGGACGAGGAGGCTGCACAGGACAAAGCAGCATTCGAGGAGGCATGCCGCCGTGGCTGAGAAACACATCGGGCAGACGAACGGGGCGTTTACCGTCCACTACCCCTGCGGCAGGCTGACGCTCTGTCTGGAAACCTTCTTTCCGGTAACGCAGAAGAAGGCTCGGCAGCTGTTCCGCCTTATGAGAGAAAACAGCGAGGAAACCGAGGTGCAGGAGCTGCTTGCGTACTTACACGGGCGGGCAGAACGCCTGCCGCCGGAATCTGCCAGAACAGCGGAACGCTGCCGGAAGAACGCCGCCCTTTTGTCTAAGATCACGGGCGTATCTTTGAAAGACGGTGATGCTTTTGGGCTTTCCTTGGGAAACTAGTATCCCTATACGCTGCCCTTACTGCGGCAGTATCGAAAACGACGGCTACACCTGTAAATGGTGTCGCAATATAATCAATTTTACGGAGGTAAAACATCATGGAAATCACAATGACACTGACAGTCACACCGGAACAGGCGGCGGCGATCGCCGGTCTGCTGGCGGGCAGCAAGCCCCTGAATCCGCCGGCACCGTCCCTGCAGTCTGAACCGCTGCCGACAGCATCTTCGCAGCCGGCTCCAGTCGCAGCTCCGCAGCCCATGGCCGCACCAGCTTCGACAGCCGTTCCCGTTAACACTACGGTGCCGGTACAGCAGGAACCGTTGCCGACCGGTATTCCCACGCAGGTGCGTGCCTACAGTGTAAACGATCTTGCGATCGCCTGCCGTCCTTTGATGGAAGCAGGCAAGCAGCCGGAGCTGCAGGCACTGCTGGCGGAGTTCGGTGCACCGGCAGGGCTTGCCTCTGTTCCGGAGAACCGTCGGGCAGAGTTTGCCGGACGGCTGCGGCAGATGGGAGGGCAGATCTGATGCCGGAAGAACACGCATTCTTATCCGCCTCCGGTGCACATCGGTGGATAAACTGCACCCCGTCTGCTGCACTGGAGAAACAGTTCCCCGACACTGCCGGCAGCTACGCCGCTGAGGGAACGCTTGCCCACAGTCTGGCAGAACTGAAACTGCGTAAGCAGTTTGAGATCATGAAGCCCTCGGCGTACAAGCAGCGGCTGGCAGAGATCCAGTCGGACGAGCTGTATCAACGGGAAATGGATGGCTACACAGACGTCTATGTGGACTACATACGCAGCTTGTGCATGGCGTTTGCCGGAACGCCGTATGTAGTCGTAGAAAAGCGGCTGGACTTTTCACATATCGTCCCCGGCGGATTCGGTACAGGGGACTGTGTGATCCTGTACGACGACACGCTGCACATCGTAGACCTGAAATACGGAAAAGGCGTGGCGGTGTCGGCAGAGAACAACCCGCAGCTGCGGCTGTACGCCCTCGGTGCCGTGCAGGAGTACAGTCTGCTGTACACGATCAGACAAGTGCAGATGCACATTGTACAGCCACGGCTCGACAACATCTCTACAGACAGTCTGACCGCAGACGAATTGCAGCGGTGGGGCGATCGGGTAAAGCCGCTTGCAGAACAGGCGGCAAAAGGCACCGGAGAATTCCACGCAGGGGACTGGTGCCGGTTCTGTCGGGCAAAGGAAAAGTGCCGTGCACGGGCGGTACAGATGCTGGAGATCGGCAAGCGGCAAACGGATACCCTGCTGTCTGATGCAGAGATCGGCAGCATCCTCACAGCGGCACAGTCCCTGCAAAGCTGGGTAAAGTCCTTGGAGGAATACGCCGAAAGGCAGCTGATCGCCGGCAAGGAGATCCCCGGCTGGAAGCTTGTGGAGGGCAGGTCGAACCGCGCTCTCACAGATACCGATGCTGCATTTCAGGTACTGGAACAGTCCGGCTATGATGCCGCATTGCTGTACGAAAGAAAGCCGCTGAATCTGACGGCACTGGAAAAACTGTGCGGCAAAAAGCACCTGACAGAGCTGATCGGCGGTTACATCGTGAAGCCGCCGGGAAAGCCTACGGTCGTGCCGGCAGCAGACAAACGCAGACCATACGCAAAGAAGAAATTAGAAGAAATGTTTGGAGGAAAAATATCATGAGTTTGAATGCAAATCAGTTTACAACGGACAAGGTAAGACTTTCTTACGTACACCTCAATCAGCCCCACAGCAGTGCTCCGGACGGCAGCAACCCGAAGTACGGTGTAACCATACTGCTGCCGAAGTCTGACGTTGCCACAAAGGCTCGTCTGGACGCCGCTTATCAGGCGGCAGTCAACGCCGGTGTCGGGGCAAAGTGGAACGGCGTAATGCCGCCGAAGATCGAAAGCCCGATCTATGACGGGGACGGCGTTCGTCCGAACGGAGAGCCCTTCGGGGCAGAGTGCAAGGGGCACTGGGTGTTCACTGCCGGAAACAAGAATCCGGTGCCGATCGTGGACATCGGTCAGAATCCTGTCGTCAATGCCGGCGACATCTACAGCGGTATGTATGCCCGTGTGTGCGTATCGTTCTACGCCTACAACTTCTCCGGCAAGCGTGGGATCGGCTGCGGTCTGGAGGCGGTACAAAAGCTGGAGGACGGCGAACCCTTGGGCGGCCATGTGTCCGCAGCAGATGCCTTTGGCGGTGCAAACGCCTACGCCGGTGCGGCTGCACCTGCGGTAAGTGCTCCTGTACAGCCGCAGGGCTATGCACAGCCGATGCAGAGCCCCTATGCAGGGCAGTATTCGCAGGCGGCACCGGCACCGCAGTACACAGCGGTTGATCCGATCACCGGTCAGCCCATTTACGGTGCATGAGCCGGCATCTGAGCATCGACATCGAAACCTATAGCAGTATAGACATCACGAAATCCGGACTGTACAAATATGTGCAGTCCGATGATTTTGAGATACTGCTGTTTGCCTACAGCGTAGACGGTGGCGATGTAACCATCATCGACTTGGCGTGCGGAGAATCCCTGCCGGAAGAAATCGTGCAGGCGGTGTTTGATCCGAATGTACAGAATCACGCATACAATGCGGCATTTGAGTGGTATTGCTTGTCAAAGTATTTTCAGATCGAGCCGCTGTCGTGGCTTTCCCAGTGGCGTTGTACACAGCTGCACGGTCTGTACTGCGGATATACCGCCGGACTTGCTGCAACCGGCGAGGCGTTAGGGCTGCCGCAGGAAAAGCGTAAGCTTGCCACAGGCAAGGCTCTGATCCGGACGTTCTGCACGCCGCACACCCCGAACGCAAGAAACCCGACCACTCGGGTTTTGCCCCGCCACGAGCCGGAAAAGTGGCGGCTGTTTCGGGAGTACTGCAAACAGGACGTGGTAACGGAAATGGCAATTGAAAGACGGCTGTCCGCATTCCCTGTGCCGGAACAGGTGCAGCGGGAGTGGGAACTGGATCAGCGGATCAATGCCGCCGGTATCCGGCTGGACATGGATCTGATCGACGGGGCACTGCGCATTGCCGGTGCAGTCACTTCCGATCTGATGCAGGAGGCGGTAACGCTGACCGGACTGGAAAACCCGAACGCAGTAGGGCAGCTGAAAGGCTGGGTTGAAACCCAGACCGGACTGACGGTGGAATCCTTGGACAAGGAAACCGTCAAGGAACTGCTTGCAAGATCGGAGCTGCCCGCAAAGGTGCGGCGGGTGCTGGAGATACGGCAGGAACTGGGAAAGTCCTCGGTAAAGAAGTACGAGGCAATGGTGAAAAGCGTGTGCAAAGACGGGCGTGTTCGGGGACTGCTGCAATTCTACGGGGCGAACCGTACCGGACGCTGGGCAGGGCGGCTGGTGCAGGCACAGAATCTGCCCCGAAACTACATTGAGGAACTGGATCTTGCCAGAGATATGGTAAAGGGGCAGGACACGGAAATGATCGCTCTGACCTTCGGCAATGTGCCGGACACGCTGTCCCAGCTGATCCGGACGGCTTTCGTTCCGGCAAAGGGCTGCAAATTTGTTGTGGCGGATTTTTCAGCGATCGAAGCCCGTGTGATCGCATGGCTTGCAAAGGAAACATGGCGGCAGGAGGTGTTCCGCACGCACGGAAAGATCTACGAAGCCTCGGCATCGGCAATGTTTGGTGTACCTATTGAAAAAATCAAAAAGGGCAATCCGGAATACGCACTGCGGCAGAAGGGAAAGATCGCAGAACT